TGCGACGTAGTAGGAGCTACGTTAGTTGCCGTCAGCGTCATGCTACCAGTGCTGGAGCCGTAAGCGTTTGCACGTACAACAGTGATGGTGTAGTCAGTATCCGCACCTACGTCAGCCAGCGTGCCTTGTATAAGCGAGTAGCCATCAAAGACAAGACCAGAGCCAGCAGGGCTAATAGTCACGGAGCTAGTCCACGTCGCGCCCGCAGGGGTGATTTGAAGGTTGACCGATGTGCCTTCCTCCTGTGAGATGTCTGTCTGCGAGTAGGCAGGAGGTGCCAAGTCAGCATTAGTCAGAGAGGTGATCTCTGTGTACGTTACAGCCTGACCGTTGAACGTCTCGCCGCTAGGGGCCGCTGTGTGGTGATACGTAGCCGCGTCGTGTGTCGCTTCTGGCATGTACCAAGTAGTGTTAGTCGGATCGTCAGCATACGTATGAGTGTGCGAAGCAGGCGTTGCCGCGCTGTTCACGATCTCGTCATAGTACTCAGCTTCTTCCGCTGTAGCAAACAGAGGCCATACGAAAGTGTCGTCCGGTGACTCGATGTAGCGGAACTGCATAGTAGGAGCCGCTGGCTCAAGCAAGTGTACCTTTGGAGTCGAGTATAGGCGTGGGACTGAGTTAGCTACCTTAACGCCTAAGTGGAACTCTGCGCCTTCAGGTACAGGGTAGCCAGTACGTGCGTGTAGCTTCCAAGTAGCGCCGTCGTCGGCTAGTGACCAGATAGCGATAAAGCCGTTCTCGTCAAGGCCTACGCGGATCTTGATAGGAGTGCCAGCGAGCCATTCGTCACGGGCTTCAAACTGAGTGTTAGCGCTGTACCACGCTGGACCCATTACGTAGCTAGTGTTAGCACCGTAGTTAGTCCATGAGCCGTCAGGCGTCGGGTGGAACCAGTGACTAAACTGGAAGCCAAAGTGTGCGCTGTTGCCGACACCGAAGCTAGAAGGGTCTGCGTATGAAGCAGTGCCGGTGTAGTGTCCAGCCGCGTAGCTTGCGTCTGAGTGTACCAAGCCGAAGCCGATCTGACCTTCGTTGCGGATGTCAAACGTAAAGTACTCGCCAGCCTGATCTATAGTCTCAACAGACTTGTAGCCGTTGTAGTTGCCGCTAGTGCTAGTACCGAATACGTCGTCGCCAACAGGGTCGATACCGTGTGCGCCTAGAATGTTGCCAGTAATGAGTGTACCGCCTACGTCAGCGATCATCGTGCTGTAAGGGTCTGAGATAACTACAGACTCGAAAGCACCTACAGTGAACAGCTCGTTGAGGGCATTAACTACGTCGTTGATGCCGCCGGATACAGGTTGCTCGTTGATGCGGACCATTGTGTGATCCAAACCTTCGAAGTACTTGTGATCGTCTGGCTCGTCAGCACCGTTAGGAACGCCAGCGCCAATAGCATGGAGGTGGATGGTTCCGTCAGTGTCAGCTACGGCCTTAATAGTGTTTACACCGTAGTGTGCGCCGTTGTCCATGATGACAGACGTTGAGGTCTGGTCGAGGCGGAAGTCTACAGACTGTCCGGTCAGATCAGTACCTACAGCACTTACGCCTGAGACGTTAGCGTTTGCGTTTACATAGTCGACCATCTCTTGTGCTGAGGTGAAGACAGTACCGTCGCGGTCGGCAAAGTCAGTGAAGTCTACAGCGTAAAACTCATAAGCCGTTTCTGCTTCGTTAGCGCTACGAATGTCGTTAATAATGTCTACACGGTTACTATCAGCGGAGTTGATTACCGCAGATAGACAAGCGTTCCAGTAAGCTGGCTGTGTAGAGCCAATGAAGTTAATGCAGTTTCCTGCTTCGTTTCTTGAAATTCGAATAGCCATTTAGCGTACCACCGTGAATAAAGTTGTTAAAGGCTGAATGAGAATAGGATTATCTGCGCGTATAGCAGGAAGGGCGCGGGCGTTGATGTCTTCGGGTGAAGCCACGTAGGCCGACATCTCTACTCGGTTTAGATAAGCCTGTCCCTGAGTGCCTGTGCCGTAAAAGATAGGCTGTGCAGTCAGAGGGAAAGTAAACGTAACAGCGTCGTTTTCGTCGCGGGTAGCGAAAATTAGGCCGACTTCTAGGGTAGTGTTAGCGACCTGTGGAACGACGTTGAAACTGAATCGAACGAGAACGCGGTCGCCTTGTACGCAATCGCTGAAGTCGTATGATCCGTTAGCCGCCGTGTACTGGAGATCGCCAGTTGTCACAGCCGCAGAGAGCGCAGTGTCCTCGAAGAGGAACATGTTGTCAAAGCCTTCGGGCATGTTAAGACCGCCCATCAAGCCTTTAGTTTGATCGAAGCCTTCACGGGTCTCGCCCCAATATTCGACATCGTTTGCAATCTGTTGAGCAGAGCTAAAGCCAAAGCGCTTCCATACGCCTGCGTCAGCTTGTGCTTGAGTGTATTGTACGTTAGAGCCTAAGTCGTTAGCGCCAGACTGTCCAGTAGTCCTCTCGGCAAAACCGCCGGTGAACTCGTAGCCAGTGTCAGCACCGTTGTTGATAACGTCTTGGATGTCACCTAACTCGTCTTTTATGACTTGGTTGAGGTATCCGTAATAGCCATTATCGTATGTACGTAAGTCAATGCCCATGTAACCTCCTGAGAGCGTTTGTGGGGGCTTTTAACGGCCCCCCCTGTAGGTTGGTATAGTTATATTTTTTAAATGCCCTGTGGGCCATTAGAGGGGCTTGTAGGGCCCTGCTCTTGCATCATCTGACGTAGCTGGGCTTCTGGGTTAGCCTGTTGCGCTTTCTCTTTGACAGCGATGTCTCGTTCTTTGAGTAGTAGCTCAGCAGTCTTTACTCGCTTTTCAAAGTCAGCGTCTAGTTTGCCGTCGTTGTTCTGATCGCTGTACTTCAGCGTCAGCTCTGTCGGCGCAAGTTGAGACTCTGTGCTGTACTTCTGAGCGCGTGAGTTAGACTCTGCCGCTTGTGCGTTAAGAAGCTGAACCTGACCTTGTGCAATAGACTGCTCAATCTGCATCTTCATCTGAGCCATTTGCTGTTCTTGCGGGTTAGGCTGGTTTCCTGCTTCGATAGCCGCTACGATAGACTCACGATTACCTACGTTCAAGTGCTCGATGATAGACTGAACAACAGCACCGTGCGCTGGAGAGTCTGGAGGAGTTACCTGTAGGATCTGACCTAGCTGAGCCACTTCGTATTCACGGGCCATAGCACCTAAAGTGCTGAATGGTACAAACGTGTAGTCTTGGACTGGATAGTTGTCGGGGTCGAACTGCATGTAGCGGAACGCTGACTTACGGACCAGTGGGATTAGGAAGTTCTCTTGGAAGTTCAAAAGGGTGCGCTTCTGGCGCTTAACGATAGCGCCTTGGCTCATAGACATACCGGCGGCGGTTACGTCGTTTTGTACCTGCCCTTGGTTCATCTCGCCAGAGCCAGTCGCCTGAGAAACCATCTGCTGAAGCTGTTGGCCTTGAGCGAAGCTAACTTGATTGAGCTGACCGAAGTTGAACGGCATGATGCTCTCTTGTGGAGCACCATTAGTCAGTAGGACACGGCCTGGGCGTATTTCCATCTTGTGGCCGCGTGGGATGCGTGTAGCGTCCATAGCGATCATTGGGTGTGTAGTGAGGGCGAGAGCGTCGATACGTGCACGTAGCTCTGTGTCCAGCGCCTTCTGGCTCATGTAACCTTTTTCGCAAACACCACGGCCCCAGAAAGTGTTAGGGACAATATCCCAAGAGAAAGAGACGACAGGACGGTCCTGACACATGTAAGGGTTGACATCTGCCTTGAGGAGTACACCTTCGTTAGCGATGACGATGATTGCCTCTACGTACTCTGAGTCTGTTTCGATGTCTTCTTCGTCCACACCTTCAGCAATGAGGTACTGACGTGGCACTAGGCCGTAGTACTTAAGCAGACGGATACGGTCGCTAGGGCGGTGGCCCAGCAGAGGGTCCGTCTCGATCTCGTCGTCAGAGGCCGCATCGCCTACGTGTACGTCTTCTTTGTAAACACCTTGCTCCTGTAGTTGCTCTACAGTGTGCCGCGATACAAACTCGTCAATAGCAACACCTAGTGCTTCGTCGATGCAAGAAGCGGCAGGGTCGATAAGGAAGTTCTTAGGCTGTACGGGGTTTACCTTGATGAGAGGACGGTAGCCTTCTACCACACCCACCTGAGCCATAGCGCCTTCCATGAGAGGACGGGTAGCTGGAGTGTATGTCTTCTTTTCTTCGATGACGATTTCGCCAATGCCTGTTCCGTAGACGGCCGCATTGATGAGACACTCAGACACGGATGTACGGATACGTGCCATCTCGAAGTCTTCGTGGAGCTTGTTACGCAAAAACTCGATGTCGCTTGGGTCTTCGTCTCCGTAGTTATCGCGGATGTCAAAGATCTGACCACGACCGAAGGTAGCTTCTTCTAGTTCGGCTACGTTAGACTCTACAGCCTGTGCCAGTGCTGGGGCAATCAGCTTAGAGCGCTCTGACTCACGCACACGGTCTTCAGAAGACCAGATGTTACGGTAGAGGCGCATGTACTCCTCGTGCCGCTCGCTATAGTTGCTCTCGTAGTGATCTCGCCATTCTTGGCACTTACCGAGCACCCACGCCGACAGCTCACCTTCGTAAGCTACGCCGTCAAACTCGTCGTTGAAAATGTCTTCGCTCATCAGTATCCTGCCTCTGCGTCTAAGGGGTCCCAATCGTCTTGTACTTCGTTACCGGACAGATAGGGGACTATAGCCATCTGATCCACGTATGATACCGCATCTAATAAATCGTCGTGTACTAGCTGAGAAGGGAACGCGGATGCCTCGTCAATAAAGGGCGCATTCCAGTCAGCTCGTCTAATACGTATTTTACCATGCTGGAACCTCCCTTGTAAAGACCAGAGTATACGGTCCTGCTTTTTCTGGTTGCCGTGGCTGAGAAGCTCAATACGGAATGTACGGTGTGTGCGGCGCATAATGTCGCTTAGAGGCCCCATAACAGCCTGCTGAGCGATTCCTTTCTCGATCCCTACGCCTACAGGTCTGTACTCTGCAACAGCCTTAAAGATCGTCTCTGCTGTCTCATCTAGCGTCCATCTACCGTATTTAATATCTTCTACGTACCAGTCGCCGTTGTCAGCAACATAGACTACCGCCACTGCCGAGTTATCACGTCTCTTGGTTTTAGCTCCTCGGTCGTTCTCGAAGCCTGCCAAGTCGCAAGCCACGTAGAAATCACCTGCGAGTCCTTTTGGCCGCTCTTCATAGTAGATAAAAGTCTCTGGATCAAAATACTCACTCCCTTGAGCGTCAAAGCTCGCCATGTATTCCTGTACGAAAGCCCAACGTGGTAACGTCTGCTCTGCGTGTTTAACTTCGTCCTTGTCTAGAAAGGGGTTGTCTAGCGATGTAAACGTCCACGCCTTCCAATCAGCCCACGCGCCTGTGTAGGCACCCATATATACGTCGTAAAAGTGGTTTCTACCCTCTGGAGTAGAGATAAATATGGCGCTTCCCTTCTTATCTGACAGTGCAGGACGTAGGATACTATCCCACACATTAGGCTTCATAAAGGCGTATTCGTCTAGTACGCAGTGCTTTAGAGAGACACCACGCATCGTATCTGGCCTGTCTGCACCCTTCAAATAGATGGTATTACCGCCTGCGAGGGTGACTGTGAGGTTGTTGACGTTGCTACCTTCGATGATCTCACCCGCTAAGTCAAACAGCAAGTCCCACATAACGTCCTTAGCCATGCCTTGCGTAGGCGCAACGTAAAAAACCTTACCATCTTTGCCGTTTAGGGCATTGACGATAAGGCTTACCGCCGACATGTAGGACTTACCTGTACGTCGGCCCGCCGC